GAAGCTGATGCGCTTAATAAAAAGAATTATTTAGGAACGGAAACTCGTTTCATTGCTCGTCCAATTAAGCAAGAAGCTATTGGTGCAATTGTAAATGATAACGCATAATATATGTACGGGCTGCCCTTGTGGCTGCCCTATTTAACAATTCAAACAAAATGAAAAGATTAACAAAAGTACAAAAAATAGCTGCTCACCAAATAATGGAAGCACATAAGGTAGATGAAATCTACATGGACGAAAAAAGTAATTTTTTCTTGACTTCCAATTCTGCGAATTTGACAAAAAGTAAAAATAATCAAATAGCTCACATTCGCTTTGCAGATACGGTAAACGTTGAGAAAGTACCCGATGAAGCCAATCCCAAAGGTGAAACTAAAAACTAACAACTTTTGTAAAAATAGTTAAACAATTTAACAATTTAGCAATTTAACAATTTAAAACATGAGTGTTTATATAGAAAAAGGTATTCCTGGTGTAAGCGTTGTGGGTTCTGCTGATGCCATTTCGGGTTTAGTTGCTCAGGCTGCCAGCGTGGCAACTAAATGTGAACTTGGCAAAGTTTATACTCTTTACCAACCAGAAGATGCCGAAAATATCGGAATTGATGCCGCTTATGACAGCACTAATAAAGTGGTTGTTTACAGGCATATTACGGAATTTTACCGTATGCGAGGCAAAGGTGTTAAACTTTATTTGATGCTTGCACCTCAAGATTTAGCATTTACGGCATTGGTTGAAGATGCAGGGGATTTATACGCTAAAAAAATGATAATTGAAGCAAAAGGTGAAATTAGACAATTAGCTTTTGCTTTTAATCCTGAAAGTGCTTACGTGCCTACTTATGTAGATGGTTTAGACAATGAAATTTTCTTGTCAATAGCCAAAGCGCAAGCTTTGCATGAGTGGACTTATGATACATTTAGACCTTGTAATGTTTTATTGGAAGGTAGAGATGTGAATGATGTTGCAGTTCTTCCTGATTTGCGAGCTATCGAAAATCTTTCAGCAACAAAAGTTTCAATATGTATTGGTCAAGATTATGCTTATGCTAAGGAATTGGCTGCTGAAAATCAGAAATTTGCTGATGTTGGAACACTATTGGGAACAGTTGCAAAATGCGATGTTGCTCAAAATATTGGCGACCATACCAATATGAATATTACTGATGCTGTTAAAAGTGCGTTTTTAGACTGTGGAATTTCTTCGCACGTACCGATTAGTTCTATTGAAAGCCAGTGGGCAACCATCGGCGGCAAAGGTTTTATTTTTCCAACTTATGAAACTGGTTATGCAGGGCATTATTGGAATGATGACCATGTTTGTGCGCCAGTTGTTATTGATGCTGAAGGTGTAATGAATGAGCATTCAATTTTATTGGGTAGAACTGCTGATAAAGCTGTTCGTTTGCTAAGAGCTTCATTATTACCAAAAGTAAAAACAAAGCAACCCGTTGATACTGCTACTGGAAAATTGCAAATAGGAGTTGTAAAATACTTAGAGAGTTTAGGCGATGACGAGCTTGAGCGCATGAAAACAAAAGAAGAAATAAGCGGTGGTAAAACTTTTGTTGACCCTGATAGTGATTTAATTACACCGCCAAAGACATTGAACGTAAGCTTTACAATAGTGCCTTACGGCACAATTGGTGAGATACGTGGAGTTTTAAACATTAAAAATCAAATCTAATGGCTGATGTATATGTAGGAGACAGAGCTTATGATAAAGCCGATGTTAAAATAGCAATGTTGGGTGATTTGCCTGCTGAGGTTTCTGAAATTTCTTATGGAAAAGAAGTTGAACACCAATTGAATTTTGGCATGGCTGCAAAGCCCACTTCATGGAGTAAAGGTAAAGAAAGTTACTCTGGAAGTATTACTATGAGTATGCATGAAGTGGTAAAACTTGAAGATGCAATTATAGTAGGCGAAAAAGATTTAACTAGAATTAAACCTTTTAAAATCTTCATTAGCTATATTAATGAAAGTCAGAAATTTGTAACGGATAAAGTTTTTGCAAAATTCAAAAATCATGGTCGTGAAGTAACTGACGATATGGGTTTAAGTAAGCAATTTGAATTGTTTGTTTTAGATGTAGAATTTAACATAGTTTAATTAGTGATTAATGATTAGTGATTAGTGGTTAATGGTTAATGATTAAAATAATTTTAAAATAAAATAAAATGAAATTACCAGAAGGAGTTACAAAAGAACATGTTGAGGCATGGAAAAAAGAGCATGGCACTGTAAGAATGTGTAAGCTGGAGAATGGTTTTAAAGCAATTATACACAGTCCAAGCCGTGGTGTTGCTAATCAATACGAAAAATTTATGGATAGCGACCCGAACAAAGCTCGTGATATTCTTATCAAAAATTGTGTACTACACGGACAGTCAGAAGTGATGACTAAAGATGAATATTATTATTCTTGTGCGTTCGCTATTGCGGAAATGATACCTTTAACAAAAGGAGAGACAGAGGATTTATAAAAACAGTTCCTTCAATTAACTCACGAAAGAATAAAGATTTTGAAAGAAAAGTGAATGCACTGCTTTCATTTTATTTCAAAATCCCTTTTCCTGAAGAGCTGTCAAATGAGAAGTGGGTTGAAAAATGGAAGCAAGTTGAATGGTTATCACAAGAGGGAATTTTAGGTATAAATAATGGCTTATAATAAACAAATACCTAACGCACCAAGCGCAATAGGAATTGCAAGAAATTTGGTTCGTGTTAATATAATTGGAGCTGCGGTTGTTCGAGTTTATCCTGAGCCAAAAGAAGTAAAGCTTAGTTTTGAAACACAAAGTGGCGAAAAATACAAGTTTGATATTCTGCCCTTGGTTGATTTTTCAAAGTCGAAAAATATTGTTTCGACCGACATAAACGATGGCGAAGGGGAAATAATTGAAATCGTTTCAACTAAGGCGTGGAATATCAATATAAAAGGAAAATTAATTGACCAGGAGAATCACTTACGCCCAGAAGTTCAAATAAGAGAATTAACAAGTTTCTTTAAATTCAACGAAAGTGTAAAAGTGTATAGTGATTTATTTGAAGAAAAGGAAATTAGCGAAATTCTAATTACTGATATTTCACTTCCTTCAAAGGAAGGTTTTATTGACACGCAAGAATTTGTAATTAATGCACGAAGCGTAACGCCGCTTGAAATAAGCTTGTTGGATTGATGATTGTTGATTGATGATTGTTGGTTGAAAATGAAACATTAGTATAAAGGAATGGTTGTATATAGCTTAATATCTGAAATTATAGCAGGGAATGTAATGTTCTCAGAGGTTCAAAAAGTAGAGATAAAAACAGCTCTTGAAGAACTTACGGACACTGCTGTTTTTTCTGTTCCACGGAACTATAAATTAGAAGGCAAATTAATTGCCGACCATCTAAAAATTGGCGACAAAGTAATTATCAAGCTTGGTTACAATGATAGTTTAGAAATTGAATTTGAAGGTTACATCAGCAAAATTAAAGCAGGCGTTCCGCTCACAATTGAATGTGAAGATGAAATGTTTAATTTAAAAAAAAGCATTGAGAATAAATCGTGGAAAAAAGCAACAATAAAAGATGTAGTAAGCTATATAGCACCTGATTACAAAGTGAATTATCTTGATGAGAATTTTGATTTAGGAAAGTTCAAAGTGCAAAATACAACGGCTACAAAGGTTTTAGAGAGTTTGAAAGATTTTGGGTTTTATTCTTATTTCAAAAATAAAGAGTTAAATATTGCTTTTTTATCGGGGTTTGCAAAACATGCCGAGCGGTTTACTTACGATAAATACAGAATAAAAGATGCTAAAAGTTTATCTTTTATTTCAAAAGAGGAACAAAAATACAAAATCAAAGCCATTTCAAATAATAAGAATGGCAAAAAGTTAAATGTTGAAATTGGCGATGTTGATGGTGATTTGCGAACTTTCAATTATTTAGAAAAAACTGAAAACGAGCTAAAGGAATTGGCTAATACAGAGCTTGAAAACTTAAAAAAAGACAGAGCAAAAGGAAGTATAAAAGGTTTTGGCATGCCAAGAACCAGAGCTGGCGACTATTTAGAAATTTTAGAAAATAAAGCAAGCGATGTAAAAGGAAAATTTCTAATTGAAAAAACACAAATTTCTTTTGGAAATAATGGTTTTGAAAGAATTAACGAACTGGGTGTGCAAATTTAATGATTAATGATTAGTGATTAGTGATTAATGGTTTGATATGGATAATTTAAGAAAATATGTACAAAATAATAGTGGTGGAGTTGTACAAACATTTACTGCAAAAGTAACAGAGCTTAATGAAAATGAACAAACTTTAACGGTTGAACATGACAAAATTAAAACTTTCGATGTTCGCCTGAAGGCAATAGTTGAAAGTACAGAATCTGAAATTATCATATATCCAACTATCGGCTCTTATGTTACTGTTGGAATTTTATACAATGATGAAAAAGAAGTATTTGTAGTGCAATATTCTGAAATTGATAAAATTCAGATAAAAATTGACAAAGCGGAATTTGTAATTACAAAGGACGGCTTTCTGATAAAAAAAGAAAATGAAAATTTATTAAGCGTGTTACAGGACTTCGTTACAGAGGTTTCAAAAATAATAGTAGTTCAGGGAACAAGTCCAAACGTTCCTGCGCTCACTCAAATTAGTAATAGATTTAAAACTATTTTAAACGATGTTTAAATGCTAGATAAAAACAGATTAAAAACAGCAATAAAGAGCGCTTTTGATGCAGAAGCAGACAAAGACATAAAGCCTGATGAAGCTAGGGAGCGCATGGCAGATGGAATTGCACAAGCTGTAATTGATGAAATAAAAAAAGCTACAATTTCCGTAAATGGTGTAGCAACAACAGGAACAGCAGCTGCGCAATTGCAATCAGTAGCAGTAATAGCAACAATTAGTTAATTATGGATTTGCTTTTAGACGAAAATAAAGATATTAAAATTGAAAATGGTGACCTTATAATAAGAGACAGCTTCATTCAAGAGGTTGGGCTTATTATTGAAAGCTCAAAAGGCGAGTGGAAAAACGAACCCTTAATTGGAGCTGATTTAAAAAGGTTGCTACAAACAAAAACAGACAATAGCAAAACTCAACAGCAAATTAGATTAGCTCTTGAGCAAGATAATAAGAAATTAAAGGAAATACTATTTAAGGAAGATGGTTCATTTGAAATAACAAAAGTTGAATAATAATGACACGTGAAGAAATATTAAACGAAATTAATACAGAGCAATTAAATCATTCAGAACTGAATGCACTTGATGCTACTTCAAAGGTAAGCATTTGGTATTTTATCAAGTGGTTGTTTTCTGAATTGTTTTTAGTTGTTATTCAGTATCTCGAAATGCACAAATTAGAAGTTGAAAGTATTATTGCAGCTGCACCTTACTCTACCATTAATTGGTACATAGAGCGTGCCAAAGAATTCCAACTAAATGATAGCTTAACTAATGTTAATGAAAAATTTGTTTATCCAACAATTGATGAAGATAAACAGATTATTAAACAAATTGCTGTAATTCATTTAAACCGTGAGCTTATTTTTAAAATAGCAAAAGAAGAAAGCGAAGCTTTAACAGCCTGTACAGAAGATGAACAAACGAAATTTAAGGCATACATTGAACAAATTAAATACCCAGGAACCGTTATTCGAATAGAAAGCTTTTTGGCTGATAAACTTATTTTAGCTTATAGGCTAGAATACAATGCAATGCTTAATTTAAGTGATGTAAAATTAGCCGTTGAAAAATCACTAACAAACTACGTGAAAAATATCACTTTCAATGGAAAATACAACACAACCGCTGCAACTGATGAGTTGCAAAAACTTAGTGAAACGACTAACGCTTTTGCCACTGGTGCAAGCGGTCGTACTAATTTACAAGATGAAGCTTTAGCTACATCTTTTACACAATATTATGAAAGTACAGCAGGTTACATGGAAATAGATAAATTTATAATTGAATATATACCCGTTTAAAATGTACAAAATAGATTTTGAAATATTAATTCAGATGCTCATTCCGAGCTTAATAAGAAAGCCAAAATTAACGGCTTTACTCGTTGTTTTGTTTTTCCCTTTTAAGCTAATTTGGGACGTATTTATAGATTTTCGAGAATCTGTATTGTTACAATTAAACTGCACTGGACAGGTAATTTATTTAGAAAGATTACTAAATATTATGTTCAATAATGGCAACGAAGGCATTGTAATAGTTGATGGTTCGTTTTCTGCTCAATTTTATTT